ACAAAGGAACTCTATGTTCCATTGAAGCAACACTATGTACTTCGCCCCAAGTAAATTCACCGTGTCCTTTTTCGTGGTCAAAAAGATATTCGTTTCTAATATAACAACTAAAAGGTGGTATGTTATGGTTAAGATAACTCACTCTTTATTTCTCCATTCGTCATTTAGTTCACGAACTGCTTTAAACATCATAGAATCTACATCATTCTGGTCTAGTGTGTTAATCAAGAAGTCTAAGTCTTTTGGTAGACACTTACCACCAAACCCTAGTTTACCATCATATCCTGGCACATCAAGATAAGATTGATTCTGTTGTACTTGTAGATATGCATCTTTGATTTTGTTATAATCTGCACCAACTTTACCTGCCAAGTCATAGAATACATTGGCAAATGCAACTCTCATTGTACCTAGATTGTTTGAGAACATCTTAATAAGTTCTGCCTCTTTTGTTGATACTTCTATGTAATTATCTTTAGTAATAAACTCTGGTAGACTCACACCATCGTGTCCAATAATCCATGGTCGTTTCACTTTATCTTCATCAAAGTGTTGTTCTCGTAAGAATTCAGGCCAGTAGATAATCTTCTCGTTTGTTTCTTTTTGTATTCTATCACATGAACCAAGAGGTAATGTACAACGAACAACAATAGTGTTGTATGGATTTAGTTTCTTAAGTTCTTTAATCTCAAATATAACATTGTCTATATCATTGTCTGTAACTGTTGGTATACAAACAAAGACAACATTACATTCAGTCAACAACTCTCTATGCGAATCTTCGTGTGCGACATCATGAATGGTGCCATAATGTCCTTCTTCTGACCTTGCGATAATATCGTAAGTCGCACGACCTACATAACCATAACCCATAAATCCGTAGTGCATACCTCTAAATCCTTGCATCATAAATCTCTACTTATCCCTATTACTTCACCAATTAACAATACTGAAGCGGCAAATGGTAACCATAATAAAGTATCTTGTGCAAACGCTATTATTCCTAAACCAAGACATCTCGCTATATATTGTCCAATATCATATTTTGTTTTTTTCTGTTGTCTATTTAATATATATTCAACTACTTGTGATTGTACTATATCTTCTTTTTTCATTACTTGTCCTCCTGTAAAAAGTTAGTTATCATTGGAAATACTCCCTTTAATGCTTCAGCACATTTTATTGCTAACTCCCTATGTTCTGCCTGTGTACCATTACCTGAACGAAGTTCAACATAATGAATCCAAGAACGAATAGTGCCGTTCACATACAACCTAGATTCAGTAGTACCCTCTGGTAAGATTGCTCTAGCCTGTTCTTTTGCTATACCATTATCTATTGCCCACTTGTATGTTTCTTCTACAAGGTCCATGACTGCTTCTTGTTTGTCAAACCAAGAATGATGCAGTTCGCAATTTTCTGTTGGTATGCTGTTCTGTCTGTTAGTTGTATCTTGTAATCTTGCTTCTCTTAATATGTTTATATTTAATTCTTTTGATGGGTCTGCATATCTTTGTGAGAACTCTTGAAACGAGAAAGACCTGTGTCGTATCAACTGTCGTGCAATATCTCTTGTTGTTGTAACTTCTAAACAAGCAGATACCATCTCAAATGGTGACCAGTGTTTTTCTCTTATAAGATATTTAAGAAGTTTATGTGATGTATCGTAATTCTCTTGATTCGCAGGATTAGATACTCTTGCACAATAGGCAATCAAATCTTCCATGTTTTGTCTATAATAACTTTTATTTGGTACAGTTGAATAACTAATTAATTTTGCAGTACTCATACTTTAAATCCCTCAAATTTATTTGCCACTTCACTATGGTCAAAGACTGGTGTATCATCTTGTAATGTCTGTTCTACTTCACGAACATCATACAATCTCATCTTACTTCTATCAACACCGATTACAAATCTTTTATGTACAGTTGGGTCATTATATCTATTCTTCAATTGTTTGACCATAAACTGACCGAGTTTCTCTAGTTCTTCTGTTGAGATGAGTGCGAACATGAGGTCTGCGGTAGCGGGTAGTCCAAAAGACTCGGACGTATCTTCAAGCCCAATATCCGAGTTAGAATAACCAGAACGAGTCGTCTGCGTTGCAGAGAACAACGGTATGTTGAACTCGACCGCAAGGCCACGTAATTCTTCAGCAATTGCTTTAATGTAAGTGTATGAATTGATAGACCCTCCCATTGTTTTCATTCGACTACTTGCACAAATATTTAGATAGTCAATAAAAATCATATCTGGTACAAATTGTCGTTTGAGTTTTAGTTCATTGAGTAATGCACGAAAGTGTCCTGCATGTGCAGAACCAGTCGGATACTCTTTGATAATTAACTTACCATTTGTTTTCTTTGTTAGATTGTTAACCTTACGAGTAAACATATCTTTAGACATATTCGCAAGTTGGTCAATAGGAACATTCAGAAGATTCGCATCTATTCTTTCTGCGATTCTTTCTTCTGCCATTTCCATAGTTATATAGAGAACATTCTTTCCTTGTGTTAGTGCATTAGCGGCAACATGACACATAAAAAGAGATTTACCGACACCAGTACCAGCAAGAGCAATATTAAGAGTCTTGTTAGGTACACCTCCCTTTGTAATCTTGTTAAAGTAATCCAAATCAAACGGAATCCTGTCCTCTTCCGTGTGATAGAATTCGAACCTTTGTTCTGCATTTTCAACATAATCGTGACCTACATTTGTGTCGAATGAAATACCGAGTGCTTTAGATAGCAAGTCTGGTAAGGCATTCTTTGTTAAACTTTCGTGTTTACCATCAATGATTGATATAGATTCCATAACTGCATTATAGATTGCTCTATCTTGACACCACTTTTCAGTTGCATCATTCAACCAGTTATCGTCAATCTTTTCTTTTGTGAAAAGATGTGGAACAATATCAAGTGCCATATTATATTGTTCTTCACTCAAAGATTCTAATTCAATGACTAGAGTTTCTTGTGTAGGTAATTTATTGTATTTACCAATATACTTACCAATTTCTTTGAATAGTGTTTTATATATACCTTGAAAGTAATCTGGTTTGATGAAAGGCAGAACCTTTCTCATATATATTTCATTATGTAGAAGATTCCGAAGAATCGTTTGTTCAATGTTTGGCGTCAAGTTTGCCTTCCTTTCGAAGTTGTTCTCTTATCTTTGTTGCAGAGATATTATGTATTTCTGCTCCTAAATCGTGTTCAGTAAATGTGTAACCAACACCACGACCAAAACTGATATCAACTATGTTTGGTACTCTCATTATAATATAATCTACGTTGATTGTAAACCCTTTTTCCAATAATTTTGTAGAAGCATCTAATACAATACTACCATAATCAAAAGGATTATCATCTTGTCCATCACCACCACTTGCACCTTGTACATCTCTTACCATAATCACAACTTGACCTGTAATTTCGTGTGCTTTCATAAATAGTTTTGTATGTCCATCATGCCATGGTTGCCAACGACCAAGCATTTGTACGGTAGGTTTTTTCCAGTCAAACATTATTTCTCTCCATATATTTTGATACGACTTTAACTAATTCTCTATGAGTATCATCAAACCAACCTGAAACGTGATAGTCGTACTCATCTTTTTCTAAAGGTTCAAATATCTTATTTGTATCTTCATATCTTCCCTCTTTGATTGTGTCCATCCAAACAACAAAGTCTGCACCAAACTGTTCTCTTGCTTGTCGTGTTGGACATATAAAGTCTGCGACTGCAATCTTACCTGCTTTAACTACACCATCTGATAGAAACTTCATTCGTAACGATTGTCGCATACGACCCTCTGGACTAAAGTCCCAATCATCATATTCTTTTCTTATTTCGTCTGCATTTAAAAATATACCACCAATCAACTCTGCAAAAGGTCTACCTAAAGTTGTTTTACCTGCACCTGGCAGTCCACATATTAATATCTTCATTTGTTGTTCTCATCAAAAATTGTAAATAAAATATCACGAGCGAGTTCTTGTAACTCTGTGTTTGTTTCTACTTCTAAGTCTTCATCAGGTGTTGATATAATATCAAAGTTAAACTTCATTACCATATCTTTTCCTTTACCTTCAAAACCTACATTACCATATTTAATAACTGTTTCTGAAAATTCACCTGTTAATATTCTAACACCCCATGCATCTGTATCATCTTCAAGAGGTATTAATTCATAATCTTTAGACTCTGTAACCATTCTTTATATATTCTCTCACATTAACTTTAGGTTTCCAAGTACCACCTTTTATATCAGATAGTAATGTTTGTATTGGTTTCAAGTCTGCAACATTCTCTGGTGCCTCACATGCTTCACCATTTCTAATAGGTAATCCATATCCTGCTAGTTGAGATAATTCAAATACTTTATTACCAACACCTGTACCAACATCATAAGCACCAGTCATTGGGTGATTAGGTTTTTTCATATCTTTCATCAAGTAAGTTATCACATCAACAACATCACTAACGTGTATGAAATCTCTGATGTGATTTGTAACATATTCTATGTTGCCACTTTTAAGTCTTGACATAAACATACCCTCTCTAGCACCATCACCATAGACAGTTGTAAATCGTAGACCAACTTGATTAGAACCAGCAGTTTGTTCGTTGACTCTTTTCGTTGTACCATATGGGGATAACCACCATTTCTTAGCACAAGATGAAGAAGCATATACGAGTGGGATATTATGACCAGCACAAAGTTGTTGTATTCTTGTAGTGTTTTCTACATTATTTTTCCAGTAATGTTCTGGTTCGTTGAATGACCTACGAACATCTGCAGTTGCGGCCAAGTGAACAACAAAGTCTGTCTTCCACTCACCACTAGTTGCTATGATAATATTCTCTAATCTTTGACCTGTTTTCGTATCACAATCACGAATCTCATGACCTTGTTCTAGTAGTTTTGTTTTTAAATGACTTCCAATAAAACCACTAGAACCAGTTATCAATACTCTCATATTTTAAATTTGCCTTTCAGATAGTCTTTAAATTCGTCAGTAATGATAGATGACCAGAATTCTTCGTTGAGTGTATCTTTCTCTCTGAATTTTGCATCTTCAACTTCACCTGTTTCTCTGTCAACTTTACTATACCAACCGACTGATGGTTTCGTTACAAATCCACCCTCAAGTGCAACTTCAAGTAGTCCAGACCATTTCTCTACACCACCGTCCCAACTCACACTAATTGGTATCTTAGATTTCTCTTTGACATATCGTGATTTCTCAACATTGATAATAAAGTGATAACCTTTAATCTCTGTACCTTGTTTATCTTGTTGACGACCCACAATCCAAATGTTGTCTGCAGAATAGTAAATACCTGTACCACCTGATACGACTGCTTTAGGGAACATACCAATTTCCATATATGTGTGATTGACTGCAATCATTGGTATATCTTTCATATTCAGATACGGTGTTGTCATTCTGAAAAACCCTTTGAGTGCCTTTGCTCTTGACATATCTGCGACTGACTTCTCGTTGATTGCATCTTCAAGTTCTTTCTTTGACGCCAAGTTACCAACAGAGTCAATAACGATACAGACTTTATCACCACGATTAAGTTGTTCTAGTTGTGATATCATATCGAACTTGAGTTCTTCTACGTTTGTTACAGGTGTATGTAACACTCTGTTTGTATCAATACCGAATGTTTCAAAGTATGATTGTGGTGAACCAAACTCTGAATCATAGAATAGTAATACTGCATCATCATACTTCTTTAGATATGCACTTGCCATAATCAATGCAAAAGAAGTCTTGAAGTGTTTAGATGGACCTGCAAGAACTGTAAGGCCTGGTGCAAGACCACCATCTATTGAACCTGACAATGCGAGATTCAACATTGGTACTTCTGTTTGTACCATATCTTTTTCTGTGAAAAATTTAGATTCTGCGAGGATAGAGGTTTCTTTTATCTTCGTGTTCTTCTTCAATTTATCCATAATACTTGAACTAGTATTAAAACCTGTCATAATATACTCCTTTGTTATTACATATTTCTG